AGAAACAAATAAAGAAAACAAAGATCCTTCTTTTAATCAAGTTTTCAAGTAGTATAAAAGCGAGATTATTTATTATTATTTCTATCTTATATAATATTATTTTGATTTCTCACTACATTTTTCGCAGTTTGTCATATGATGATCCTATAAGGGCTTTCATTTGGTATCGGAGCGAGTCATTTCTATCTTATATAGTATTTATTTTGAATTTATCACTACATTTTTCGCACTTTGTCATATGATGGTCCAATCAGGATTTTTAACTGGTATCGGANCGAGATATATTTCATCTTATATAGTATTTATTTTGATGTCTCACTTCATTTTTTGCAGTTTGTCATATGATGATCCTATAAGGATTTTCTTGTGGTATCGGAGCGAGATAATTTCTATCTTATATAATATTATTTAGATTTCTCACTACATTTTTCGCAGTTTGTCATATGATGATTTTATAAATAATGATACAAATGAACAAACAAAAGATACAAATTAAGATAAAATTAAAATCATCCAAATTAGATTACATTTTTATACTTTTTATAAGATTTTGGCTTATTTTGGATTATAAAAAAAGGAATGAATAAATGCATCTTTTTTATAAGAATTCTTTTTTGAAAATGAGAATACAAATAAGAAACAAATAAAGAAAACAAAGATCCTTCTTTTAATCAAGTTTTCAAGTAGTATAAAAGCGAGATTATTTATTATTATTTCTATCTTATATAGTGTTTATCTTGATTTTATCACTAGATTTTTCGCAGTATGTCATATGATGATCCTGTCAAGGATTTTCAGTGGTATCGGAGCGAGATATTTTTTGTCTTATATACTATTTATTTTAATTTTGTCACTAGATTTTTCGCAGTTTGTCATATAATGATCCTATCAGGGTTTTCAAGTTGTATCGGAGCGAGAATTCATCTTATATAGTGTTTATCTTGATTTTATCACTAGATTTTTCGCAGTATGTCATATGATGATCCTATAAGGATTTTCTTGTGGTATCGGAGCGAGATATTTTTTATCTTATATAGTATTTATTTATATTTTATCACAAGATTTTTCGCAGTTTGTTCTTATGATAATTTTGTGGTAATTTTGTGGTAATCTAAGTATATATGGATGATATGTAGCATCTTGAAATGTATGAAATATAAAAAGATATTTTTAATTTGAAGGAGTAAGTGAAATAGGTGAAGAGACGACTTTTCTACAGAAGACTAGTGAAGTACTCTTCAAAAGAGCATTTATATGCTGACGTCATTTGTGTGTGATTCAAAACATTGTGATTTGACCATTCCTATAAACGCTCGCCCCTGACTTTACTTTTACTGCTTTTGACGGTAAAATTTGTAGAGCTTTATTTGTAACCTGTTCATACCGCTTGACAGCGGCAAGAAATTCTTCTTTGTCGAGAGGAAGGATCATCTGAGTAGTTTCTCCTTTTTTTTCTTTTTTTTTACTCACTTCCCAAAAAACATTTTTCCGATCATCATTATCATATTGCAAACTGTTGACAGATGTCCACTCTGTATCCATTACTTCGTTCAACGAAGCAAACGCTTTAGATTTTTTTTGGGTATCAACAATGTATCGTGTAGATTCATTATCAAATAGACATGCATTTTGAAACTCGCTAGATGGTCTACACTTTGAAATATATTGGTACGCGCGATCACATTTGTCTGAATCCCCCTTTGCTACTATGTATGTATTCAAAAAACCACGTGAATTATCGCCTTCTGAATAACTCAGAAAGCAGTGTTGACGTTGTTCACTGTTTTTGTGTTTTTTGTGTTTTTTGTGTTTTTTTCATTACATTGTTTGAATGGAATGTGATTTGATAATAGTTTACAAGTCCATTTTTTAATTTGATAAAACATAGTGGTAAAATAAATTAAAATTTATGAAAAATGTGTATTATGATATAAATTCTATAATTATTTCTTATTACATGTTCTTATATTCTTTTTTACTCAAAATTATAAATTTCTAATAAAATGTGCCATTCGATACATAATGGTCGAGTTGTCTCGATTTTCTCAAGATTAATTTGTAATTCTCCACCGAATCACCCAAAATATCACAAAAATGACGAACTATACACTCTGTCCTCTAGAGAATGTGACACCTTTTAAAAATACTAAATGATAGTATTTAGAAAAGGGAGGGAATTCTCATGGGGCGTACTCACTTAAGCGGGGGGATCAAATACATACAACAACGTATTTATACTATTCGAGTTCTTTTCTTTTTTTGTGTCCGTAAATATTCAGGACGTTCCTTCCCTTCCAATTCCGTCTCAAGTAGTATCAAAATGTTGATTGCTGCATTGAAATCCCTATTACGCAACTTGCAGGGTTGTTCAGACGAGTGACAAAACTCACAAATCCGGAAATCACGATCGAACTTCTTCCTACTAAGCAACTCATCGTCACTAAGAATACAAATAAGAATCAAACAAAGATACAAATTAAGATAAAATTAGAATCATCTATATTACATTCCATTATTATACTTTTTATAAGATTTTGGCTTATTTTGGATTATATTTGAATCATCGATATTAGATTCTATTATTTTACTTTTTATAAGGTTTTGGCTTATTTTGGATTATAAAAAAGTAAAAAAGTAATGAATAAATGTATGTTTTTATGAAAATTCTTCTTTATCAAGTTTTTAAGTGGTATTGGAACGAGTTTTTTTCATCTTATATAGTATTTATTTTCAATTTATCACTAGATTTTTCGCAGTTTGTCATATGCTGATTCTATCAGGGTTTATGATCGGTATCGGAGCGAGTCATTTCTATCTTATATAGTGTTTATTTTTATTTCATCACTACATTTTTCGCACTTTGTCATATGATGATCCTATAAGGGTTTTTGAGCGGTATCGGAGCGAGAATTCATCTTATATAGTATTTATTTTGATTTTATCACTAGATTTTTCGCAGTTTATCATATGATGATTCTATCAGGGTTTTTGAGTTGTATAAGAGCGAGAATATTATAATCTTATATAGTATTTTTAAAATTTTAATTTAATAATATTCTAGTCCAATCTATAGGAAGGTCCATCATATATTCTATAAATGTAGGGTTGACGATAAAATCATGAATAGTTTAATTTTGTTGAGCAATATAATCTAGAATTTTGATATGATAGATAATTTGATTCTGTAGAATGTTCATCGATCTTTGAGTACCAATTTTACAATGCATATATCTTGGAGATAATGGTGTAGTATATTTTGGCTTATTAAGAATGATATTCAGAGATATTTTTTAATTTTTTATAAGGAAATGTCTTTTTCGAATAATTTTTTACATTTTCAAATTCATCATAAAAAGATGATAAAATATTATTTGTTTTTTTATTTTTTTGTAAGCAATCATCTTATTATCATGGAATTATACTTTTGTCCAATCTATAGGAAAGCCCATCATATATTCTAAAAATCTAGGGTTGACGATAAAATCATAAATAGTTTTATTTTGTTGAGCAATATAATCTAGAATGTTGATATCATACATAATTTGATTTTGCAATATATTCAATGTTCTTTTTGCTCCAACTTTGGAAATCATGTGATGAGATGATAAAGGTGTAAACAATTGTATTTGACTTATCAGAGCATTCGAAGGAATAATTTTATTTGGAATATATGCAGAATTGGGTATTCTCATAAAAAACCGATATTTATTTTTGTTGGTTCTATCTATTTTATTATAAGGTTTTTTAATGATTTTAGAAGATAAAACGTGACAAGCATATTGAACGACTTGTGGAACAACAGCATTACCTAATAAAAAAGTTCGTTTTTTTAGATCGTTTCTGTTTTGAAGTGTATTTTTGATAATTCTTTTGTCATGAGGAAATTTCTTTTTCCAATAATTTTTTACATTTTCAAATTCATCATAAAAAGATGATAAAATATGATTTGTCTTTTTACTTTTTTTGTAAGCAATCATGTAAAAACGATTTCTTTTGTGTGGAGCACCCAAATCAGATGCTTTGAAATTGTCATATTCAAAATGATAATTATTTTTACTTAGAAATGAAAAAACTTTTTCAATTCCTTTATTTTTAATATTGGGTGAGTTTTCCATTATAATCACTTTGGAATTAAGAATATTTGCAATTCTTATAATATCATAAAATAAACCAGATCTTTCACCGTCTAATCCTTTACCGTTTCGATTCATTACAGATATATCTTGACAAGGAAAAGAAGCAGATATAATATCGACTTTTTTAATGCCATTTTGGTTTAATTTTTGAACATCTAAAGTAGTGATATCATCGAATATATGAATATTTGGGAAGTTTTTTTGTAATACTTGATGAGAAATAGGACTTTTATCGCAAAAAGCAATTGTTTTACATAATGATTCTAATGCAAGAGAATATGCTCCTGTTCCTGAAAAAAGATCTAAAAGTGTATATTTTTTATGTGAATTCATTTATTACTTTTAGAATATGAAAAAATAAAACTTGATGATGGAAATAATTAGATAATGAAAAATAAATAGTCAAATAATATCAAATAATGTTTTTTTACCAAGGTCTGTAAGAAAATATTTTTGATCAATTTTTTCAATGAAATTATATATTTGTTTCAAATGAAATATTACTCTATTATGTTGTCGAACGCAAACTTCTTGATACAAATCAGGGTATTTCATTTTTAGTTCATTCAATGAAAGTCCTTCTGGATGTTTCATTAAAAGATATAAAATTCTATTACCAAACGGTTTTCTTTGTATTTCCAATTGTCTTTTTTGTTTCAATACTTTGGATGTATTTTTAGATGATAATTTCCAATCAGACTCATCTATAAAATGTTTTAGACATACAAGTGTTCCATTGGGTATATTTTGAACTTTTTTATCCAAAACTTTTTCATTGATATGAGCATCAAATAGTACATCATTTGTCGAAATTATACATGGTGATGTATTTTGTTCATACACATCTTTCAAATTTCCACAAAGACGTCCAAATTTTTGTGAATTTGTCGCTCCTTTTTGAATGATATCTTTTTTGTTTATAATACAACAGGAAGTAAGTCTAAAGTTCAAAGATGGATCTTGCAAAGTAATTCCTCGTCCAATAATATTTCCTCCAACAATAGCTATTTTTGGTGAAATGGGATAATCCATAGGGCGTGTTTTATTGACAACATCACATACAAATTGATTGATTTTTTTCAATCTATTAATTTGATCAAAATTAAGATTATTGTAAATAGATGTTTGTTCTTGTGTATTTATTAATAATGATGCTTGCAAAACCTCAGGTAAATGTAAATCATTTTTACTATTAATTCCTGTTTTTTTGTATGTTCTATTTTGGTCTTGGACAAATGCTAATTTTTTCTTATCTGCAAATATTTCTAATTCTGTAAAAGGGATGGACCATTCAGAAGTCTGATTTTCTTCATTTTTGTAAAGGACATTATAATTTCTAGAATTTTCACTATTCAAAAGAACAATGATATTAAATCCACATGATAGAAGTTTTTCTCCTTTTTCTCTCATTTGTTCGATTTTGTTTGTAAAGACAAACAATGATATTTTTTTGTATTGATCAGGCATATTAGTAATTTTTTCAAAAACAAGATTGTCTTGATATTCTTTATAAGAATTTTCTGGTTCATCTGTATTTTTTTTTCTAAAAATGATTTGCTTAATTTTTTCATCATTATCAATAAAATAAGAAGGTCCTACGTACGTATCAGATGGTTTAACGTAATATAATCCAACACAAGGTGTATGAATAATTTCATGTATAATTCCATGGGTAAATGTATCAGGGTCTGTTTGTGCAATTTTGAATGTATTATTGGAAAGATTTGCAACACTTGCGGTGATAAAAATGAAACGCATTTCAAGATCAAATGTTGTATGAATATATTGCAAGAATTCCAATCTTTTTTTCCAACCATTATATCCACCTTGATCACATTCATCGATGACTATAGCTACATTATTCCAAGGAATTTTTTTGATGATTTCAATCATAGAATTCATTTTGTTTGTGTGCCAAAAGTCGACGAAAATAGCATTTTTATTTCCAATGTAATCGATCATATTTTGCAAGTTATTTTCTAATCTATGTAATTTTTCAGCAAATTCAGATGCAGATTCAATAATGGGGAACCTTGTATTTATTTCTGAATTTTCTTGTAGTCTTTGTATCATTTGATTTACAACAATTTTACAATTAGATTGTGTAATGAAAAATACGACAGAATTTGTATTTGGATTAATTTTTTGTAATAATTCAAAAGATTTCCATGTTTTTTTTGCTTGAGTAAATCCACAAACAAGAGATACTAAGTCAAGATTATCCATTTGAACAAATCTGTATAAGAAAATTACAATATGTTCAATGTGTTGAATATGTTGAATGTGTAATAGAATAAAATTGAATCAATTTTTTCGATAAATTTGTTATAGTCCGTACACTTAAGAATGTTACAATTTTTTTTTAATATTTTTTCTTTTTTTATAATGAAAAATGCACATCATTGATAAACGTCTCATTTGTAG